ATGAAAAAGCTACTTAAAAAGATCAGGATGTTTTTCGGTATCGGATTGACACCAGAAGAAAAGGAAGAAATGCTACAGATAGCAAAGGAGTATGCACGGAAGCATACGGAAAGTCAGTAATCATTTAAACACACACAGTTATGGAAAACTGGAAAAAGCTAATGAAAGGCATAGCAATCGGTTACTTGATTAAAAACTATTCAGAATCATTCCGCAAGGACGTGCAGATTGAAAGAATCAGAAGATCCGGAACAGGAAAAAACCGATACATCGTTGAAATGTTCAAAAACGAATACTTCGGAATCCTAATAGACATGGAAAAGAAGGAAATCCACCACTTGAATTGCTATGCTAAAAACAGAGGTTACGACAGTAAAAAAATAATCGATTACAACATTAACAAACTAAATGATCTACCTATTGATGGAAAGGAGGTGGAAAATGGCGATTAATGTTACATGGCATTTGATACTGGTTGTAGTAATCAGCATCATTTTAATAGTAAACGCTTTCAAAAGCGAACAAGGACTAAGCTTTAACGGGATATTCTCAATACTAATTCTTGCGATTATATGGGCTGTCTATGGTGGAATATTTATTTGGTAATCATGAGTAAACTAATCGAAGATTTAGAAAGAATTGTAGCTGAGGATGAGGTAAGGCTACGCGACCACTTCGCAGGATTGGCTATGCAGGCATTTCTAAATAACGATGAAACTTCAACTTTTGAAATAATAGCATCAGACGCATATACAGTTGCCGAAGCCATGCTAAGAGCAAGAAAGGAGGTTAAGCCATAATGAAAGTTATAGTAAGTTGGAGCGGAGGAAAGGACAGTCAGGCGTGTTTGATATATGCGGTTGAAAAGTACGGGGCAAATAATGTTACTGCTGTTTTTTGTGATACTGGATGGGAGCATGATGTAACCTACAGGCACGTTAAATTCATTTGTGAAGCTTTAGGGGTAAAACTTGTTACCGTAAAATCAAAGGTTTATGACGGATTTGTCGACTTAGCCGTAAAAAAGAAACGAATGCCTTCAACTACAAGAAGGATATGCACCGTTGAGCTAAAAATAAAACCTATGATTGATTATGTTTTGAGCCAAAAGGGCAGTCTTTTAATTTTTCAAGGCATAAGAGCTGACGAAAGCGAAGCTAGATCAGAAATGCTTAAAGAATGTCGATACTTCAAATACTATTTTGAGCCTTTTCAGACAAACACCATGATAGTTGAAAAGCTAACAAAAAAGGCTGAAAAACAGGCGTTGACGGACAAAGACAGAGAGAAACTACAAAAGGCCAAATTTAGGCTTAAAAAAGGCAAGGAAGATGCTAAATATCACACCTACAGAAAAGAAGATGTTTTTGAATGGTGCGATCTATACGCTGACGATATAATAAGACCAATAATTGATTGGACGGCACAGGAAACAATATCATACAGTTTAGATAGATCACTACCATTAAATCCATTGTATTACAGAGGAGCGAAAAGAGTTGGGTGCTACCCTTGTATTCAGTGTACAAAAGGGGAGATAACTGAAATTGTTTTGAACGACAAACATACATTAGATAAAATTAGAAAAGCTGAAAAGCTTTCTAAATCCTCTTTTTTCATTCCCCAATTTGTACCGAAAAAATATCGTAGACAAAGAGACAAGAACAACAAACCATTTGCATTAATTGATGACGTAGTAGACTACATAAAAGACAAGAACGCAACGGGAGATCTATTTGCTGAAATAGAGAAAGAGGAAAAAGAATTGTCTGTACGTAGATGTATGAGCGCATACAGTATTTGTGAATAATTAAAAGGAGGTTAAGCCATGAGTAAAACAATAGAAAACACATTAGAAAATAAAGCGAATTTCTTTGCTCTTTATTGGAGTCAAAAGGTTTTTAAATCAAGTATTAACCAAGATATACCACATAAAAATACTTTTGGAAAGTCAATTCGAAACAGTGATTTTTTAGAACTAAAACCCCTATCCTCAATAAGTGATGAGGATGCAGAATATTGTATCGGTAAAACAGAATGTTCTATGAAGAAAAACAACCCCGATAGCGCAGACTATGGTATGTCGCCTTCTGCAATTTTTGTCAACTCGATTATTGACCACAGTTCTTACTTTATAGGTAGACATGAAGCAGATTACCTACGCTCAAAAGGGTATGCTGTTAAATGGATGGACAAGACGGTAAAAGAGCAAATGGATTACGGTTGGATTAAACTAAAGGAGGACTAAAAATGAGTAAAACAATAGAGGAAATAAACGAGGTGTTATTATTACGCCTCTTAGAATTATTGCCGTTAGCAAAAGACGGATACAGATACCTAGAAAGCTTAAACTATTACGAGGAAGGGCTAAAAGAGGCAAGGGAAAAGATAGGTATGGCTCATAGGCTTGTTGAATATATCGGAAACCACGATGATTATGTGAAATCCCAAACACAGGAGCTTCAAGAGCAGAATGCGGAGCTTGTTGAGATGATAGAGCATATCTTCTATAAGACAAACTTTCAAAGGCATTTTCCAACGACCTCAATTAAGGTCAAGAATTTATTAACCAAATACAACCACTTAAACAAAAAGCCATGACAGTATTTATAAAGAGATACCCAAGTAAGGGGGAATTCCCTAAAGAAGATGTTTTTGCGGTATTGACCAAGAACGGTAAAATGTTCAGTTTTGATGTGACTGATAGAACTGAATGGTGGCTCGAAGAAATCGAACTCCCAAGTGAGGAGGAGATATCAAAAGAGGTAAAAGATAGAAACAATTTCTTAAAATTAGGATTCATCAAAGGCGCAAACTTCATCCTTAACCACTTAAAGCAAAACACAAATGGATAACAACATCATACCCAATACAGAGAATAAAGACCCTAAATTCTTTTCTAAACAGTCACGGATTTTCAGAAGGGCTTTAAACAGGATTTACGTCTACACTACCGACGAGCATATCAAGGAGATTATTGACAAAGCATTTGATGATGCTAAGTCCAACCACACCCAAGATGGAGGGCAAGAGGGATGACCATCCAAGAACAAGCAGATATGATAATAGCCTATCTCCAGGAGAATGGGTTATCACACGATCAGATGCTGGAAGTCCTATCCATAGCAAGGAAGAAACTCGAAGCAATCAAAGCCGAGGAGCAATTAAACAAACCGAATAAGCAGATTAAAATGTTCGCATCATGACCCCACTAATATACTTAGGACTGGATAGCTACGATAGGCTATCCTTCCTTAATAAGGACAAGGGACCAGTAATAGAAGCGGTCAGCGAGGTTACGGGTATAAGCTTTGATCAGATCAGGAGAAAGTCAAGGTTAAGGGAATTTGTTACGGCACGTTCGCTTATCTGCCACTATCTAAGGAAGTACACCAAGCTTACATTACAGCAGATAGGAGATCTGATAGGCGGCCGAAACCATGCAACAGTAATAAACAGTCTTTCCATGCATGAGGACTTATTTCAAGTAGACAGTGAGTTTAGGAAGCTATCAACAAGCGTGGGAGAAATATTGATAAAACAATTGAAGGTAGGTTAACCCAAATTAGAGATAAGAAGAAATGAAAGCAGAAGAATTAAGAACAGGAAATTTTATAGAACAAGGAAAAGTGTTTGAAGTAAAACCCTATCAGGTAAGGGTTTCATATTGGCACCAGCACAAGCAACAAGATGCAATGTCATTAGTAAAATTGGATGAATGCGATCCCATCCCTTTATCGGAAGAGGTGCTGTTGAAGTGTGGGTTTAAAAGAATAGCAAACTTAATAAGTGGATCGGAAATAGAAATTGAATATTACCAGAAAGGTAAAATAATAGTATATCTCTTAAAGGATTTTTTTGAGATTGAAATTGAAACGTCTTCGGGGATATTCAATTTGCACCAGACGTTTGAAAAACACCTACACCAACTACAGAACCTTTATTATGCCCTTACAGGCGAAGAATTGGAGGTATCACTATGATTTTAACAGGAAAGGCTCTTGAGGAATTCATTATTTGGGTTGCTTACTATCACGGATTATGTCATGATGAATTTATTAAACTTGGTAATCGAACTAAATTAGTGTTATACCGTGACTTCTTTAGAGACTTTGGTATCACTACTGAAGCCACCGAGAAAGCTATTGAAAGGGCGCTAAAAATCTTCAATGGAAATCATTAATTTTACATATAATGGCACATAAAGAGAAGATATTCAAATTAGATAATGGCAATCGTTTAAAGGTTGAAATTACATTTCACTTTGATAGTTTTAGATATGACTACGATAAATCAAAGGAAAACATGTCATACTATGCTTTTGTTACCTACTTAGAAAAGGGTAAAAAGAAAGGAATAAGAGTAAACAACGAAGATTGGTTACCTCAAATACAGAAAACTGCCTTGGAACTATGGCAAGATTTTAAACCAAAATTCACAAGCCTAACCCACCGTTAGGCTTTTTACTTACCTTTGTTCCATGCAATCCACAATAGACAAAATACTCCAGGCAATCAAAGAATGTGAGGAGCCGTTGAATAATACCGATGCACGGAACATACGTGACTTAATACTGAATGAAATAGGAGCAACACTTATGGATAAATCCCGTGAGGAAATAGAAGGCTACGCCCGTAACGAAGATGAAGCAAGCGCATTGCATTGGTTCTATACACGGTTCGTGCACTTCAAGAAAGGCAATAGACCGATAGAAAGGATGGATTAAAGCCCCAACTTAGGGGCTTGTTAAATATGGCCCATCATTAAAAAGTAGTTTAAACCGTATTGAGCGCATGTTTTAGGGTAAATTATCCCATTTATATTTGCTTTTTGCCTCCCTCTTTTGCTGAATTCCGTGACTACAATCGGTTTATTTCCGATTTAGACAGCAATACTTTACGTTAATATTCCTTATTGAGAAAATTTGTAGCCGCGTAATTCAATTATTAAAAAATAACAGAATTTGTTTATTTACCCCAATTGTTTTATAATTGCTTTATCAAGCCATTTTTAACCATGATACAAAAGTTAATTTTATACTTTAGTGATCCTTTTACTTTTATAACCACCCTAATAAACGGGGTTATTTGTTCTGCATTTTTCTTAACAATATTATCGTTTATCAAGCCTAGATTAAAAGTTTCAGATGCAATAGCATCATCACCCAATCTGCTGTCTTTTAAAATAATTAATAAATCTTTGTTTTTTAAAATCTATGACATAAAAGTACATTTGTATAAAATGAAGACATGCCAATCAACAAATGGCGAAGATGAACAGTTTGAGGTTGTGCAATTAAGAAAAGATAATTTAAACTACATGGCGTCATTTTGCTTTTATCATTCGTTTCAAGATATTATTATGGGCGACAAAAGGTTAAAAGAAAAAACTAATTATGCAGCTCAATTTTCTACAATTGAACCTGTTTCATCTTGGATTAACAATTCTGATCAATTTTTACGTCTTGAAATTTTTGCAAAACATCCTCTTACAGGTTTTGGCCGACTTTTTGTTAAGGATTATAAACATACAAACAACATTAAGCATGGTGGGTTTAGAAGCGGGAACTCATTTTTTATTTCATAGATTTATTTGAAATATAATATTTATCTTTAAATTGCGTTAAATTATTAAACTAACCTATATTCAAAAAAAAGGAGAAATCATGAAAATGGATATCATTGTAAAATAAAGAACTAACACAGCCCTTCCGGTAATACAGAAGGGCTGTTTTTATTTCATTTCCCTAAAAATAATGCGTCAATATCGCTACCTGACCGAACTCCTTATGATGTATAAACCCCTCAATAGCTTTTTTAGCGCCTACGTAACCATTACGGTAATGCCAACTATCTGATGCGCTAGGACTGCGCAAATACTCTACTGTCACGCCTATATAATCCTTACCCGATTGGAAGTGGTTTCTCTGTTTATGATGGATGTGGTGCAAGTAAACGTATCTATATTTCGTAGTTGCCCACATCATTGGCTGTTCATTAGCCATTAATAACGGCATGTTTTCCATCCTTGCGCCATCACCATGAGACGTACATATCATATTTACCCCGTACTGATAGTATTTACGGTGAGCTATGCTATCATCAATTAAAATGTTATCGTTTCCCCTGAACCAACACGACAAAGCCCTTGCGAACATCCATCCACCTAAATAGTCGTGGTTACTTGCGTTGAATACCACATCCACTCTGTAGGACTTCATCAATCCCTCGATCACTTCAATAAATGTTTCTAAGGCTGTATTGAACATGTCATGGAACATTACATCGCTATCCTGTCGGGTTCCTGATGTTGTAGTCCTTGCACTGTTGTCTACATGTAGAACATCATTACCAACAACAAGCATGATCCTTTCAATATCGAAATTCTTTGCCTTGCTCACGATACCGACAACCCCCTCTAGAACTCTTTGTTTAGCTATTGCGATGTTATAGGCTTCCCCTGTTTCATAGGCACTTGCCAATTTTCCGAAATGAGCATCGGCAATATCGACAACTAATAAATGAGGGTCTTTTACTTCAGGTAGTTCAATTGTCCTGTATTTAGGTTTGTACTTGCTGAATTTAGCAAATACTTCCGTGAGCATTTCCTCAATAGGTCTTTGGGCATCTTTGAATGGCTTAACAAGTATTGAATAGTTTTCTGACTTATCCCAATACATTGAAACATCATCTATTGGTATTCCGTTTTCTTCGCAATGGTCAGCGAACTTTGATTTGTCAAGCCTAACCTGTTTTATTATCTGGTATTCCTCACTCGTCAAACTGTACTGTCCGCTTTTCGTGGCTGTCTTACCCAAATGCTCCCTCTCGCTTTCGGATAACCTGATGTTGTGTCTTGGCATTATCTACGCTTGATCCTGAAATAAATGAATACCGCAATTACCACTATCGCAAACGCAATCCCCCATCCAATCTTACTCATTAGTACGGCAAGGATGTTTGGTTTGGATTCACTACTTGACTCGGTGGAAGTTTCCCTACGAGATTGCTCCGCTTGGATAGCGACCTGTTTGCTCGTTGTATCCTTGCGCTCCTGTTCACGTTCCTTGGTTACGTCCTTGCGTTCGGTTATGCGTTCCTTGACAACCTGTTCGGTACGTTCCGATGGTTGGTCTATCTCAATGGTAAGCGTTCCTTTTAACGTATCCAAAACAGCCTTGATCAATCCGACCGCACTATCCATTGGAATAAAGTTTTCCCCTGGCTTCAGTTCGCCTTTTTTGATGGTTGCAGTTCCCTTGTTGCTTGGCTTTGTGGTTACGGTAGTTGTTTCCCTTTCGGTCACTACCGTTCCTCTGTCCTGTTCACGTTCTTTAACCTTGTCCATGGTAGAGGACTGTTCTTGCGATGTCTGTTCGACCTTTGCCCCCTCGATCACTTCCAGTTTTGCCGAACTCTTATGTTTATTTCGTAGCGTTCCGCAAGATGCAAGGGCAGTCACCATGACTACCATTGCGACTATTTTAATTCCCTTCATCCAATGCCTTGTTTAACCTATCTAATGAATTATTAAGACTGTCCAACGATGTTATTATGGGCAGTTTCTTAGCTTTGACCTTTTCTTTTCTCTGACTTGATGATGTCACGATAACCGAAAGTAACAGCATCAATAGTATTATTGCCTTTTTCATTCCCTTCCTCCAATCCTTTGAACGATGGTATCTACTTTGTTCAATGCCTTATCGACCCCTTCTTTGACCCCTTCGAGTTTACTGTCGACAACTGCCGGTACCTGTTCTTCAACAGCCCTTGGCACTTGCCTACGCACTTCATCGACAATTTTTGAGTTGAGGGATCTATTGTCTACGTATTGGTAGATATTAAATAAAACAGAAATGATGAGCATCACTTTTACAGAGTCCAACTTTGCAAGTTTTACAACTCCTTCTATTTTCCTATCTACATAATCTTGCTTTGCTTCGCTCATCGTTACTTCATCAAACTATAATACCTCTTAACCTTATTCCTGAAATCATCCAGACCATTGTATCCGCCATTTACCCGCTTACGAATCAATCTTATGCTTTCCTCGCTTATATCGTTTACAAGCCCCCACAAACGGTTATCCGTGAAGTAGAACAATGCGCTCTCCAATGGATATCTGCTCGCTACCAAATCGGGATTTTTCAAAAGATCCACGCCAAGGTGTTTGCCCAATCTATCGTATGAAAATTTCCCCGTTGTCTGCATATATCCACGCCCTCTGTATCTGTACCCATCGCCTGGGGAATTGTTGCCCATCCTTCCACCGTAAGTGATATTGAATATTGCCTCGGGTTTATAAGCGTAGTGCCTTGCCATTTCCATCGTTGGAAAGTACTTGGGGAAAATTGCCCTTAACCGTTCTGCAGAATACATTCCGCTTTCTTCCACTATTGTAAAATCTCCGCTTTCGTGCGCTATCGTTCCAAAGAAAAGGGCTACCATTGCCTTGCTCGGAATCCCGTACTTGCACTGAAACTTGGTCAATGTTTCGTTTCCTATCGCCCCATCTGCGTCAGCCCCTACCAATCTCTGTATCTCCTTAATCCTCTCTGTCCTTTTCATTTCCCCTTATATAATGCCCCTACCGAAATAGGGGCTTTTTAAAACTATACTATCTCCGTCATCATCAATCCCTGAATCCAAATATTACTTCCTGACAATGCCATTTCTGAATTCGTTAATTTCCTTGTTCCGAATCTTACCAATGAGAATGATATTCCTGTAATATCGGTAACGTCTGTTCCAGTTGAATCTACCATCTTAAAAACAACCTGTGTCGTATTCTGACTGATAATAACAGGTCTATGGTTTGGATTCATCGATTGAATGATAGGATAGGAATTTACAATTGCACTGTGAGTAACCGTAATCTGACCTGCACTGAATACGGCAGTTTTTAATGGGTTTTTCCAACCCCCCGAATTATCGATGACAAATGTTCCCCCCGATTCCGCAACAGATCCCGACAAGCCCTGCATTGAGAATTCCAATATGGCACTTGACAACCCTACACTTGGACCAGCTGTAATACCTTGAGCCGTATAGGTTTCATCCATTGAAATAGGTAAAGATCCAATTTGATTATACGTCTTAGAATAGTTTATGGTCACCCTATTTGCATTGGAATTATCAATACTTGCAAAACCTTTTGGTTTATGTCCTGATGTAGTTATGAACGCCCAACTTCCTGACGTGTTTCTGATGATGCATGCGATATTGTCAAAAGCGATAAGCATATCGCTCGCAACATCTATCTTGTAATAGTCATAATCCAATCCTATTATATCGATATTCTCATTGATTGAACTGCTTGTTGAAGCCGTTGCCCTGAATGAATATCCTCCTGGTCCATTTGTTATCAGATAAGATGTACCGACCGCAAGGGAGTTTGAAGCCATATCCGATTTTAATTGAGCATAGGTTTTGATTCCTTGCTGTTCTGCCGTTGGAAAGGTATATCCAAATAAAGAGGTAATCATATTCCCTGTGTACGCTTTGTAAGGTAGAACTTTAAAACCCTTATTAATCTGCGCCTGGGTAGGTACTGATTCCCCTGTATTGGCCATTGTCATGGCATATGAAACAGTACCTACAGGAGCTGAAAACGGAAATGGATTAGTAGTAATCTGATACCTTCCCAAAAAAGTTCCTGCATCATTGAAAAATGCAATGTTCTTACCATTGGCTGTATATCCTTCTGCACTAAAAACGTGCGCTCCCTCTTTGATAGGCTGTTTTTCTGTTCTCTTGAATGCGGCATCATTGTTAAGTACACCCGTACCGCTAACATTACCGTTCACATAAACTTCTTTAAGAAGGTTTGTTGAAACGTCAGAATTAGCTTCGATAATTTCCCGAACTCTTGCATTGTTTCTTGCATCACCACTTATTACACCAAATAGGTCTTTAGTATCGACTTTGGTATCGGCTGTTATTACACGCTTTAAAGAAATGTTACTTGGAATAACTGCATCTGTTGGCTCTTTAAGATTGATGGTCACTCGAACTGCCCCTGATGGTGGTGTAAATTCCATCTTGGCAACTGTATCAATTGCTATTCTGCTGATAAAAGTTCCAGATATATTATAGAAACATGCATTCTTTGAACCCGATGGAACAAAGTCGG